AAATACCAAGACCAGTAGTTATGTCAGTATTAACTTGTTCATACTTACCTTTGCCGAGTATTGCATCAATCTCAGGTGCTACTATTTTTTCTACTTGTAAAGTGTGGTTCCAAACAACATCAAAAGATTTACTTGGCGTGTTGAAGAGTTGTGCTACAGCTTCTAACTCTGCTTGTGTCACAACTGGGTATTCATCATTACCTATTGTAATCTTTAACATATAGTTAGTAATACCATCTAATGTACTAAGATCGGCCTCTCTTAAAGCTTTCTTATATTCTATAGATTCAAACACTCTTGTAGATCTAGGCTTACCATAACGTTCATATGGTTGTTTTCTGTATGTAACTTGGCCTACCAACCTATAATCAAGTGGGTATTCCCCACCTTTCTCGGCCACCTGTTTCAATTCATTAGGCAACGCTTTTATCAAAGCCTTTTCTTCTTCAGTTTGTTCTGAGGTTGGTTTTTTAAGAAGTTCAGTAAGCTCTGGGGGTGGTCGGAGAGTCACACTGGTTTTATCAAATAGTAAATTACCTTGTATATTTACCAATAAAGGATTTAATACTGTATACGCTACTGGTAAATGCCCTTTTGACCATATATTTTTCTTAGCTGATTGTTCTATCTTTCTTAATTGCGCCTTTGATGTACCTTTCTTCTTGGCTAAAGCAATCGCTCTTTTAATTTCCTCTTCCCATTCCTGTTCGTGTTGTTTCTGTAACTCAAATACCTTGCCGGTAGCTTTAGCTGGAGGCTTAGTTGCTTTCTTCCCTGGGGTTGGTGAGATGTAGGATACTCTAGGTTCATATTTTGCTAACACTTTGTAGGTTGTAACGTGACCTGTTTTAAAAAAATCTAAAAATATCCATTCTAATATTTCATTAAATTCTACATCAAACATCCATGTATCAAAGAACTGTTTAATGTTAGGATCATCTATATCATTCTCAAATCCTTTACATGCTAAGTTAGCTAGTAAGTTGGTAGCTGTACCTACCACAGGATCTGTATAATAATATTTAATGGCCCGTTTGAAAATTTCTTCTGGTGTGAGTAATTCTGGACTTTTAGTTATAGCTAAATCCAAATTAGTACGTTCTACTCTATCCCTTGTGATTACAGATGCTCGATCTCTAAACACATGAGGCACTACTGCGCCGCCATTCTCCAAGAACGCCAAGCTTTTCTTATTAGGCTCAACGATAAAAGTAGATTTGCCAGTTGACTCATCTACCTCTATGCTTTGAATGCCTACTTCAGGATATCTTTCCTGTATGTCGGCGGTCATCTGTGCTAGAGTATCTTGTTTCATAAATTATCTCCTATTACCATTTACCCTTATCTAATTCCCGGCCTGTTTTTACACGACCAATGACGCTACCTACACCACTATATGTGGCCTCAACGCCGCTTCTAAATCTAGTGTAATCATCTTGCCAGCTGTCTACGCCCGAGACCGTAGCCCAAGGATTGTCAGCCATAAAATCTGGATTTTCGTTGTTGTCAAAACCTGGCATTTTAGCCTCCTAAAATGGTATGGCTACTTTTAATCCATACCCTTGTTCATTGTTTGTATCAATAGTCCATATCGGACCTATAAATAAATTTTCAACTAGTGGTATAGCATTCCCAAAATTCCAGGAGAAGGGTTCCAAAGACAATACACCTTCCCATGTATCACCTTCTTTATAAGCTCCGCCACCAACAGTGACAAATCTCCAGTCCATATCTCTTTCAGTTCTACCGTAACTAAAAATACTGAAATCTAATACGGCTGCAAACGCATCATTTGTAAGTGTACCACCTAACCCTAATCTAGGATTCCACCAATCAAAATGTTTTTCTTTTATTTCTTTCTTTGCCCATTCAACTTTTACATCTACAGGAAACTTCTGGTCAGCGTATTTTTGAATATACTCACTTTTGATATATGCCTCTACAAACCTATCATATACACCGTTCTCTTGTTCTGTTTCAACAACATTGACATAAAAACTTAATGGGTATGTGTTAAGCGTCCAAGGGTCTTCCTCTAAATAAGGATGATACCTAACATCACCGATTGGAAATTTATTTCCTTCTGTATCTTCTCTGAAAAGCTGAGTATAATCAAATGTTCTGGTATCAACCTCAGGGTCTTCATACTTATTAGAAGCTGCCTCAGTAGCAGCACCCTTCAACTCACCAACGATTTTACCCAACTCATCAATCTTTTTACCTTGATCCTTTACTACGCCTATAAGAGTGCTATTTTCTTTCCTTAGTTCAGCTATTAGTTCGTTTACTTTCTTATTGTTGGCAACTACCTGTGCCTGAACCAGGTCTTCTCTTAATTGTAGTATTTGAGTTTCTATTAAAGTGGTAGTGTCCTTTTTATCAAAAGCTTTTAATATATTTTCACCATGATACCATAAGAACACCACCACGGCGACAATCGCCAGTGATTTAAATATATCTGAAAGACTCAACTTAAATTCAAAAGCCATAACTTACCTGTCAGTATCCATCTCATCGTCTTTGGGAGCGAATAATGTTGTCCTAGACGCTAAACGTGTAGAAATCAATGTTATCATACCAGCACCAAGAAAACCTAATCCTGCTGCAGCCCCGATAAATGGTTCACCTGTTTTTGTTTTCTCGAAATACATACCTGCTACTATAATAGTAGAATATAATACTAATAATTGATATTTAACAGACGCTACATTGCGTAATAGTTTTTGTAACCATAAATCCCAAAAAGACCAATCTCTAACTGATATCTTTTCGTATGGATTGTATCCGTTACTCATAATAATACCTCCCGTAATTTCCATTAAAAATAGGAAATTACATTCCCTATTTTATAAGAGGTTAGTTTATTTAATCTTCTTCTTCAGAACAGCGTGTGACAGACCGGGTCTTCCTAATTGTGGACCAGCTACTGTGAGTGGGTCAAAATTAGCGCCCGCTTGATGTGGTCTTATAAAACCACTACTGTTAAATAGAATGGGTTCTCCACTATCCTCTAATTCTTTAGCAACCATTCTGACACCATGCCCTGCCAATATAAGAGCTGAATATAAATCCTTATTTTGTCCTTTATTAGGGGTATCAAAATGCAACAACCCGCTCGGTGTTTGGGTTACTATAATACTTAACATCTGACTTTTAAGTGTGTTTACCACTTCATAACTCGTGGCTTCTATATCTAATGTAGATGTGGGTGGTTCTGGAAACTTAAGTGTCTTATCTTCTAATAGTGCTTTGGTTGTAAAATTGGCGTCTGATATCCAGGCTGGGTTGAAGTTAACCAACTCAAGAATGTGCCTGCCTTCCATATGTCTGTGGTCATCATTAGTTCTATCTATGATGGGTTCTTCACCACCATACCCCTCCTCTAATAAATCACATATGGCCTTACCACCACCGCCCTTATCCATGAAGATTCTTATAATATTAAACTGTTCACATAATCCTTGTACAGCCTGTGTTAGCCCTTGTGTTGTATGTCTCTTTAATTCTAGTACACTTACTATTCGATTCACAATGCCTATCTTTATAATAACGACACCACAAGAAGCGTTACCACCTTGATTAGGGTCTATTCCCAGTATATATTTGTCTTTATTTTTACCACGAAGTTCTATACTAAACCCACTATCCTGTGTGCATTCCTCTAATAGAGATGCTTTAAAAAATCCTTCAGAATCGGAAATCATTGCTGCTTCATATTCCATTCTGTATTCTGCGGATGTCATGATACGTTTAGCTTCATTAATATTATTTTTATCTAAAAACCCATCTGGCAAATCCCAATGTGGTACTTGCCACACGGCATATTGACATTCTTCATCACCTTCTTCTCTCATCATCCGCCAGTAATCTTTCATTCTGCGCCACATGTGGTTAAATTTATAGTAACCAGACGATGTCATTACCATTTTATTAACGGTGTCTTCTTGGAAATCATCTTCTGTGGCAAGGCCCAAATTAATCAACCTATTCTGTTGTTGTATTCTTCTAACATTGGCCATTGGATTCAATGTGGTAGCACCCATAGGACGAACAACCATATCCAATATCTTGTCTGGGACTTGTGCTAGCTCGTCTATTACTATTAGATAGAAACGAGACCCACGAATCTTGGAACCATCACCAAGTGGTAATGCTTCTATGTAGGATGGGGTTTGACCGGATACAGACTTGAATTTTAGATAACATGTATCGGAACCACGTGTGGGTTTCTTTTCTGTGGCTTCTCTCAGGAGGGAAGATTGTGAATATAATTTTTCAATTTCTGAAAATATCATTTTTGATTGCCGGAAAACAGGAGCAATTAAACCTACACGATACCCTGGATAAAGCATACAACTAAGGGCAGACAAAACACCTAACTCAAATGTTTTTCCGAAACCTCTGCCGGCTACAGTAATAACATAATTCTTAAACCACATATCTCTAAAAACCAAACGCTGGATTGGAGCAAAATCCACACCCAGCAAGTCGTATGCGGCGATACAAGGATGGTTTCTGTAGAACTCTACCATAGCTGTTCCTTGTTCAAAAATAAGATCTAAGTTTTTATTTCTTCGAGCCAATTAATCCAGGTCCTCCTCCCACTCTTCTACCTTGGTTACATCACTGTCGTATCTATTACCAGTATAATCTCTGCGCTCTTTAAGCATCTCTTTTTCTTTATCTTTAAGTTTATCTACCTTATCACTTAAAGTACGTTTACGTTCAAGATCGAACGCGGTAGCTAGATCAACAATGGAAAATCCTTTAAACTCATTGGGGTTGATTCTATCCTTACGTCTGGAAGATAGATTTTCTTTTAACACTTTATTTTGTTTATGTATCTTTTCCATAGCAGCAGATATATCTAATTGGCGTTCAGCATCGTCTTTACTCGTTTCCAAAAGACGGAACTCCAATACTCTGTTTTTAGCTAAGTCAAGAATGTCATCCATGTCACTTGAGGTCAGATCATCTTTATCAAAATCGCTTAGATATACATCTACAAGATTACTATACATTTCTAATTCTTTTTCATTGAATATATCAGCTACTGGTAAAAGGTCTCTGACCATCTTTGTAACTTTGGGTGGTTGTTTATTTCTTCCCATAATACTCCTTAAATATCTAACTTACTGAAAAATTCATCTATGTCTAAATCATTTAATTCGCAGTGCTCTCTAATTAGATAGAGTAATTCTGGTGTAATACTGTGACTAAAGAATTCTATATTGTGACCATAAGACATTTCCATTTTTCTGGTATTGTTCATAGATTTCTCTGTACGTATATCGAAGCAATTGTCCAGCTCCTCTTGAACCTCGTTGATCCAATCACACATATCATCATCGTCTATTCTACAATAACTATTTATTATTTCCTCAGATAATGGGTTTCTCTTTCTAAAATATAATACCAAAGACCTTGATATCTTATCTTTGGTCTCCATTTTATGTCTTTGCCCTAGCTTAGAATTACTTATAGCTCTCTTACTTTCTTCTGTTAATTTAAACCCCAGTGGTCTACCTCTCTTACCATTACTCATCTATTACCTCCGTGACGGAGCTATATTTCTTACATTCTGGGCACACCATACCAACTGTATTTATTGATGCTGATGTTATATAACCGCAGCTATCACATTTTATATATTTACTTCTGCTGGTTAGTTTAGGGGGTTTTGAAAATTCAAAAGGTAAGTTTTTATGTGTGTCAGCATATTTACTTTCTCTGTGGATGCGCTCATTATGACGCTGTGTACCACCACTGGGTTCATAACGCCTAGGTGTTGCACCAGGTGTTAGTTCACCTATGT